ACAGGATCTGCTGCTTTTGCTGCAAATGGAGAATTCGGATTCACTTCAGGAGGACACTTTGTTGCCTCTCTTGCAGGCGGAACGGGCGCACATGGTGCATCTGCTCAAGTAAACTTGTTCGATGCAGGTAAGGGATATGATCTCTTCAGCGATGCAGAAACATTTGATTGCTCGTTGCTTCTTGGTGGTCCGATTGGAACATCAACTCTACCTGCCGCAACATTTGGTGTTTTTCTGAAGGATATCGCAGATGACCGCAAGGACTGCGTTGCTTTCATGTCTACGCCAAACTTCAATGCAAATGTTACAGAAGAAGTCAAGAAGAATACGGCAATCACTTTCAGAAACGCAATCGGATCTTCCTCATATGTCGTAATCGACAGCGGTTGGAAGTATCAATACGATACCTATAATGATAAGTACCGCTATATTCCGCTAAACGGAGATATCGCAGGACTTTGTGTACGCACAGATATTACAAATGATCCTTGGTGGTCACCCGCAGGTTTCAATCGCGGTCAAATCCGTAGCGTAGTCAAACTCGCATTCAATCCTTCGCTTTCGTTCAGAGATGAACTCTACAAGAACAATATCAATCCTGTGGTAGTATTCCCAGGAGAGGGTGCAGTTCTGTACGGTGACAAGACTGCTCAAGCCAAACCATCAGCATTCGACCGCATCAATGTGCGCCGTCTGTTTATCGTGCTTGAGAAGGCCATTGCTACCGCTGCTAAGTACAGCCTCTTTGAATTCAACGATTCGTTCACTCGCGCTCAGTTCAAGTCGCTTGTCGAACCATTCCTTCGTGATGTGCAAAGCCGAAGAGGTATCATCGATTTCCGTGTAGTGTGTGATGATAGAAACAACACCCCACAAGTTATCGATAGTAACCGTTTCGTGGCCGACATTTATATCAAGCCGAATCGTAGCATCAACTTCATTCAGTTGAACTTTATTGCTACGCGCACGGGTGTGTCGTTTGAGGAAGTTGGAGCCTAAATCCGAACAATACATAGATTAGGAGACCTAACAAATGGCTTATAGTCAGTTCAGCCTCGACGCATTTCGCGCAAATCTCATCAACGGTGGAGCAAGAGATAACCTCTACCTTGTGAGTGGTAATTTTCCTGGTGGAGCATCGTCTGCAATTAACGCTGCTGCCGGTGCAGCAGGTGCAATTTTCGGTGGTGCTGCTGCTAACGCAGTAAGTGCTATCGGAAGTGCCATCGGGGGTGGAAGCCCAAGCGCATCGATTCAGTTTCTGTGCAAAGCGGCTCAAATTCCTGCCGCAAAGGTAGGACTCTTGACCCACAGTTACATGGGCAGATCCTTCAAAACCGCAGGTGATCGGGAATTCGCAGATTGGAGTATCAGCGTTTACAACGATGGAACCTATGGTCTTCGTAAGGCATTTGAATCTTGGTCAAATCTACTCAATACCTTCGAAGGAAATGTCGGTCCAAACGCCGTGAACTCTTACCTCACGGACTGGTTTGTTTCTCCGCTTACTCGCGAAGGAAATCCGATCACCACATACAAATTATCAGGATGCTTCCCATCAGAAGTTCAATCGCAAGAACTATCATTCGAATCCAAAACAACACCTTCGGAATTCAAAGTTACTATGACCTATCAGTACTTTACGGTCGCAGGAACAACAACCTGAGTCGAAGCAAAACAAAGGAGATATTCTAAACCATGGGACTGTTTGGCTTTCAACTCAAGAAATCGAAGGAACAAAAAGAAACCTTCAAGGCACTAAAATCGTTCGTAGTCCCAACTACGGACGATGGTGCTATTCCAGTAGAAGCAGGTGGATTTTACGGACAATATGTCGATCTTGACGGTGCTGTCAGAAATGACTACGAACTAGTGGCGAAGTACCGTGAAATGAGCATGGATCCTGTAGTAGAGACTGCAACTGATGATATTGTCAATGAAGCAATTATTACAGAAATGAAAAGACAACCTGTAAAGATTTTGTTCAATGCAGATCTTCAGGCATCAGACTCTATCAAAGAAAGAATCCATGAGGAATTCAAAAATATTCTCAGAATTCTTTCTTTTGATACCAAGGGTTATGAAATATTCAGACGATGGTATGTTGACGGCAAGATTTACTTTCACCTTATTGTGGATGACGATAATCCTAAGAAAGGTATCTTGGAGGCAAGATATGTCGATCCTCTCAATATGCAGAAGATTCGCGAGTTCAAGAAAGAGACTCGTCCTGATGGTAGCAAGATTATCACAGGCTATCGCGACTTTTATCTCTACAACAAGGATAACCCGAGAGTCGGAAGTCCCACGGGATTGAAAATCAACGAAGATGCAATCTCTTTCTGCTCTTCTGGTCTGTTTGACACAAGATATCGAAGAACAGTTGGATTTTTGCATAAGGCAATCAAACCACTCAATCAGTTGCGAATGATGGAAGATGCAGTTGTCATTTATCGTATCTCTCGCGCACCTGAGCGTAGAATTTTTTACATCGATGTCGGTAACTTGCCAAAAACAAAGGCAGAGGCTTATGTAAAAGATCTCATGAACCGTTACAGAAATAAACTGGTTTACGAGGCAAGCACGGGCGAAATTAGAGATGATCGAAAATTTATGTCCATGCTTGAGGACTATTGGCTTCCGCGTAAAGAAGGTTCAAAAGGTACAGAAATTCAAACACTTTCGGGAGCGCAGAATTTAGGCGAACTTACCGATGTTTTGTACTTCCAAAAGAAGTTGTATAAGGCACTCAATGTGCCTGTATCTCGTCTAGAACAGGATAAAGGCTTTCAGTTGGGCCGTGCTGCTGAAATTAGCAGAGACGAATTGAAATTCAACAAGTTCGTCAATCGTCTTCGTGCCAAGTTCAACGAACTATTTTATGACCTACTGAGAAAGCAACTTATTCTCAAAGAGGTGATCAAACAAGATGAGTGGAGTATGTTCAAGGAACACATTTTCTTTGACTATCTGAAGGATAGTCACTTCGTTGAACTGAAGAACGCTGAACTACGCAGGGGACAATATGAAGAACTGAATAGTATTGAAAAATACATAGGTAAGTACTTTTCACATAATTATGTTCGCACCCAAATACTTGGTCTCAGTGAGAACGAAATGGTTGAAATGGATCGTCAAATCAAAAAGGAACGCAATCAGGGTCTGTATGCACCAGACAATACCTCGTTTGGTTTGCAATAAGGAGAGTAAATGGAAAATCTACGGAAGGCAATCGATGCAATCGGAAACAAAGAGAGTGTCCTCTTCAAAGAGGTCATCTCTGATGAATTGGTTCGTCGCCTTCGCGAGTCTCTCCTAAAAAACCAAGCAGAAACAGCAAATCACATTCTTGTTTCTGAGGTAAATGTCGGCGCTCCTTCTGCACCCCCTTCAACAAGTCCTTCTAAGAAAATGGTTGCTCCTCAATCTCCTGCCGCAGGAGTAGAAACAGCCATGGAGGGAGATGAAGAACTGATGAAAGAACTACAGGCAGCATTCGGTTTAGGTGCAAAAGCAGATGCAGAAAAGCCTGTAGCAAAAGACGATGATATTTCATTAGATCCAAACTTTGAGAAGGAATATCTCTCAAAGAGTATATCACTTGATGGTCATAAAATCCAACTAAAACAAATCGGTCTTGGTCTTTCTAAGCCAGTTCGTGTTTATGTTGATGGACAGAGATGGGAACTATTTCCAGGTCCAGAATCAGCAATGAAAGCACTAAAGCCTTATCTGAAAGAACTTGACGCAGAGAAACTAAAGAAGAACGAAGGAGCCTAATAAAGTCATGGGAAATCTAAACAACGCTATCAATGCAGTCAGCGATAAAGAAGCAGTTCAATTCAAAACTGCAATAATCAACGAACTATCTCGTCGCTTGTACAACGCACTTGAAGAATCTCGTTCTTCTGTTGCAAATGAAACATTCAACAACACAGAGGATATGCACTTCGTAGAAGAAGATAATATCGAAGAGCAAATTACTAACGAAGCGGTTGTTGATTACAAGTACATGAATGGGAAACTCCACAAGAGAATCGACAAAAAGTTCTGGAAACCAGAAACCAGAAATATGGAATTCAAGAAAGTTGGCTCTACAACTTACTATCGTATCGACAAGGCATCATGGTTGCCTTTGCGGAAGGGTATGAATTTTATCGAATCGACCGAAGTAGAGGGCGATGATATCCAAGAGAGTAGTTTTGCTGTCCGTGTCAAGACCAGAGAAGGCGATGAGGCGGGTGACAAGATTCGATTCTCGTCTAAGAAAGATGCTCAAGACTACGCAAATATGGAAAAGAAGGCTGTTGCAAAACAAGTTGCTTCTAAAGGAAAGAAACCACAAGACATCGTTTCGTGGAAAATTGTAGATTCTCTAGAGAGACCAACCCACTCCTTTAGTAATAGAAAGTTGACTCCTATCAAGGAGGATTTTGACATCCAAGAGAAGGTCGATATCGACGGAAGAACCTCATTGTACCGTAATACGGTTGCTCGTATCGAACAGGCTCGTAAGATGCGTACAGAGAAAACAAATAAATCCTCTACCGAAATCGAAGAAGACAATGAAAAATTCGATGGTCTTTATGACGATGGCTCTGGCCGTGGCGCAAGAATTCCAAAACCTCTTGACATAAACCCAAATCGTTTTGCTCATATCACCAAGGAATCGATTGATATCAATGAGTACGACGAAGCCGTGACTATGAAGGGCGGCAAGTACACGATGAAGGAAGAAGAACTTTCTCCTAAGCAAAAAGAGTATAGAAAATTCTTTGACGCGGCACTAAACAAATTCAAGGCAAAATCGCCAGCAGATTTGGATGACGCGAAGAAGAAAGAATTCTTCAACTATGTCAAGCAGAACTGGAAAGGCTGATGCCAAAACTATCTATCACATTCAAAACAGAGGGTAAGGCGAAGGAGTTTCTAAAACACTTCTCAAGTCTTTCTCTTTCTGCTACAGCATCCATAATGAAAGGGAAAACTCCCAAAGTGGTTGTGAATGTGTCTGATGAAGAAGAAACAAAAATAGTAAAGTCACTAATTGCGGACATCAAGGAACAAGCATTTCAAGCAAAAGCATCGGCAATACTCATAGCGTCTATAAAGAACTGCGTTACCGAGGGTAAGGCAAGAAATTTAGTATTACGAGATGGTGCTGTTGTTCGTCTGATACCGAATCGTGCTAAGTCCTTTATGGATGTACATGATCAAATCTCAGAAGAAAATCAGAAAATTATGAGAAGAATGGTGATCGAATCCGCAGATGCATTTTCGAACATCATGAACTTCTGTAAACAAAGGAGCAAATCAAATGGGATCATTTGAGTATCTCGTATCTTCTCAAAAGCGTTGTTTAGTAAAAGTCACTACCGATGGAAGTGCAACTACATTCGGTCTAACTGCGAGTGCATGGGGTGGGGCTGCCGGTTTTGCCGTGCCTACACATGAATGGACAATGCCAAAAGCAAATGAGATTCATTTGTCTCAGATATTTTACGGATTGAGTGGAGCGGGTGCAGTTCTGTCTTATGGATTGAATCCAGGTGGCGTATCTCTTACTGCTTACTATGTTCCTAACAATTCGGAGGGACACATTGTATTTGAGAGATCCACTATTCCGTTCTCTACAGGTGGAAACAACATTACAGGCGCACAATTCACCGTAACTACCACTGCAAATCCAGGTGTGGTTATTATGGAATTTGTACGCTAACCAAAGGAGCATTTACAGATGAAACTATTCTGTGACATCAACGAGGATATACAGGTTCTTACCGAAGAGGTTACACCTGGTCAAAAGAACTACTTTATCGAAGGCGTGATGCTTCAGGCAGACATCAAGAATCGGAACAACAGAGAATATCCGATGGAAGTTCTTGAGCCTGAAGTGAAGCGTTATAGCGAATCATTTGTCAAACAAAAGAGAGCATTCGGAGAACTAGGACACCCCGAAGGTCCTGTTATCAACCTAGAGCGTGTCAGTCATATGATCGTAGATCTCAGACGAGAGGGCAAAAACTTCATCGGTAGAGCAAAGATCATGGATACACCATACGGCAAGATTGTAAAAAATCTGATCGATGAAGGTGCCAAATTGGGTGTGTCTTCTAGAGGAATGGGAACCCTTGAACAAAAAGAGGGTAGATCTTTCGTCAAGAACGATTTCCAACTGGCTACAGCCGCAGATATTGTAGCAGATCCATCCGCTCCTGATGCATTTGTTAGAGGCATCATGGAAGGCAAGGAATGGGTTTGGGATAACGGTATTCTCAAGGAAAAGACCGTAGAACAACTACAAAGAGAAATCAAACAAGCATCATATCGCAAGTTAGAAGAAACCAAAATCCGCGTATTTGAGAAGTTTTTACGGAACCTTTGAAAACGCTAAATATCAAAGCACAGTCAATTAGGAGAATCATCCAAATGGATTCATTCAACAGCCACGATAACGACGAGATTCTTGAGGAAGAAATCCTTGAGGACGAGACCGAACTTACTGATGAAAATGTTATCACAGATGAAGATGATGACTTTTTCATTGAAGACGAGAGCATCGAAGAGGCCAATGCTTCTATCGACTCTGCTAAAAAGCAATCTGCTAATCTCAAGACCGCTGCCGCCATGGGCGAGGGTGGTCTGACCAAGAAGGTTGCAGGCGCATCTAAGGAATCACCAAAGTACAAGGGAATCTATAAGTCCGTTGGTGGCGGTGCTGTTGTTCCTGAGCCAGTGGAGACTGATGTCTCTGCATCGGGCGATAAGCAGAAGAAAAATCTTGACAATAAGCGTATGGCTAAGGAAGACCTCGATCTTCACATGGGTGCCATGTTTGAAGGAGAGGAACTCAGCGAAAACTTCAAGAGCAAGGCAACAACCATTTTTGAAGCCGCTGTAAATGAGAAGGTCTCTGCTATTGAAGCAGAAATGAACGAAGAGTTCAATGTCCGTCTTACCTCTACAACAGAGGAAATCAAGACAGAGATGACCGAACACCTTGATTCCTATCTTTCGTATGTTATTGAGCAGTGGATGGAAGAGAATAGATTGGCTGTCGAGAAGGGTCTTCGTACAGAAGTCGCTGAACAGTTTATCGAAGGTCTCCGTAACCTGTTCCTTGAACACAACATCGAAGTTCCTCAAGCAAAGACTGATCTTCTTGACGAAATGGCTAACAAGGTTGAAGAAGTCACCGCTGCTCTCAACGAAGAGATGAATAGAAATATCGAACTTGCTAACAAGGTTTCGCTTCTTGAGCGTAAGGAAATCATCGGCAACCTCTCAGACGGACTCACCGAAACAGAGAAGGAGCGTTTTGCTTCTCTCGCAGAAAGTGTGTCGTTTGAATCGAATGCAGACTTCCTCTCAAAGGTAGAAACTATTCGTGAGTCGTATTTTGGTAATGGTGAGGTTTTGACCGAAGCAGTCGATGCCTATACCGAAGCCGAACTCGACACGGACAATAACGAAACTACAACAGAAAACCTAAACGAGAACATGAGCGTTTATTCGCAAATGCTTTCGCGCATGAACCGCAACCGCAAGTAAAATTGCATTTTCAACCCATAACTCCATAGGAGAAATCAATAATGGACCTAACAATTTCAGAATCACTTCAGAGGAAGTGGAAGCCAATTCTTGAGCATCCGGAACTTCCGGAAATTAATGACCCGTATAAGAAGGCCGTGACCACGGTTCTTCTTGAGAATCAAGAGCAATATCTCACAGAAGCCTCACCGGCTAACTTTGCAGGAACCATGCCTGACACCGGTGGAGTTGCTAAGTGGGATCCGATTCTCATCTCGCTCGTTCGTCGTGCAATGCCAAACCTTATTGCTTACGATATCTGCGGCGTTCAGCCGATGAGCGGACCAACCGGTCTTATCTTTGCTCTCCGTTCGCGTTACAACTCGCAGGGTGGTCCAGAGGCTCTCTTCCAAGAAGCCGATACGAACTTCTCCGCAACATCGAACGCTTGGTCGGCACTTCAGAATACCGCTGGCTACACTGGTGTTGGTTACACTGGTGGCGTTACCGCAGGTGGCATGTTCGCAGAGAACAACACACCTGCTACTGATCCGTTCTATGGTGACAGCAACATGGGTCCTGTGGCCTTTTCGTCTGCTGCTACTGGTGGTCTTACCACACTTCAGGGCGAATCACTTGGTCAGGGAAGTGCGGATGGACAGTTCTCGCAAATGGCATTCAGCATCGAAAAGACCACGGTTACTGCAAAGACTCGCGCTCTCAAGGCAGAGTACACGATGGAACTTGCTCAGGATCTAAAGGCAATTCACGGACTCGACGCAGAGACCGAACTTGCCAACATCCTCTCAAGCGAAATCCTTGCAGAAATCAACCGCGAAGTCGTTCGCACGATCTACCGCAACGCTCGTCTTGGCGCTCGTACCGGTACTACGCAGACCCGTGGCGTGTTCGATCTCAATGTTGACTCGAACGGTCGTTGGTCGGTAGAGAAATTCAAGGGCTTGCTCTTCCAGATTGAGCGTGAATGCAATCAGATTGCTAAGGACACCCGTCGTGGCAAGGGCAACTTTGTCCTCTGCTCTTCGGATGTTGCTTCGGCACTCGCTATGGCAGGCGTTCTCGACTACGCTCCTGCTCTCAGCACGAATTTGAATGTGGATGATACAGGCAACACCTTCGCAGGTGTTCTCAATGGTAAACTCCGCGTTTACATTGATCCATATTCATCGTCATCCGTGACGCACGAATTCTTCTGCGTTGGATACAAGGGTTCGTCTCCATATGACGCAGGTATGTTCTACTGCCCATATGTTCCGCTACAAATGGTCCGCGCAGTTGGTGAGCAATCATTCCAACCGAAGATCGGATTCAAGACCCGCTACGGCATGGTCAACAATCCTTTCGTTGTCGGAACGAATAACCAAGCAATTGCCGATGTTGATGCGTCAAACGCTGCTCGTAGCAACCAGTACTACCGCATCGTCAAGGTAAACAACCTCTTCTGATCGTTAGTTCTGAATATGAAGCACTTAGGGGGGCGGGATCGAAAGATCTCGCCCCTTCTTATTTCTCTAAATACTCATATGTCAAAAGACTACGGGATACCTCCACAGGCAAACAATAGACTTACAGGACAACCTACACAAACAAACCTGACGAATGCCACAAATTTCAGGTTCATGTTGCCGAAGGTTCCAAATTCTGTGTATTTTTGTCAATCCGTTTCTTTTCCCAACTTTTCCTGTCCACATATTGCCATACGAACAGGCAGAGGTGCTGCCCTGAAAGTTCCTGGCACCGAAGTAAGTCATGGTGACCTAAGTATGACCTACATCGTCAATGAGGATATGAGTAATTACAGAGAAATGCAAGGATGGTTCACGAAAATGTCAGCATTTACTGACGGATTCAATGGACTTCTCAGTACCCGCGATTGGATGAGTGAACAAGGTCAATTGATGATACTTACAAATCGAAAAACACCAGTGGTCAGAATAACATTCAGCGGACTATTCCCTACAAATCTATCCGCGATAGAATTTGACAATACAGATACAGAGGGTAAGGTCACGGTGGCAACTGCAACTTTAGGCTTCACATATTACACGATGGAGGCCATATGAGTAATTTTGCACCCAAAGACTATGGTTTACCTACAAGTCTGTTGAACGGGATTCTTCAACAGAATCCTGCAAATAAAGACCTATTTCTACAGACTAATTTCACTATCAGCATCAAACGATGTCCATCCTTTTCTTACTTTACACAGACTGTTTCCCTATCCGAACTGGGCGGGGATCCTATGGAAGCAGAATATGCTATAGGTCCTAAAGTCAAACTACCTACAGTTGCTGCTGTATTCAAGGACTTTACGGTAAAGTTTCTAGTAAACAGTGATCTTAGTAACTATTACGAGATAATCAAATGGATGCGTGAGGGTACTCCCTACAGAGACCTATCAGAAATCAGACCATTGAACGAAGTTTGGTCAGAGGCGTTCATTATAGTCTCTTCTAATAAGAAGAAGCCTTTACTAAAACTGACATTCCGTGGCATATTCCCAACAGAACTTTCAGGTTTGGAATTCAAAGCGACAGAAACTGACACATCCCCTTTGACTGCTACAGTCAAATTTACCATCACTCAAACTGTAGTGGAGACACTTTGATGAGATCATTTACCACCTACCTCTATGAGGCAAAAGGAAATTGGATTAGACCCGACGATGCGTCTATTCGCAAAGAATATCAGATAGAGTACAAAAAGCATCTCATACACACACTTTCCAAGGACATTTTTCCCACAGAGGATTCTTTTGTAAAGGCAGTAAAGGCATCTTCTACAGTAACTGTCAATCGCTCTGCTGATGCAAAAATATCAAACAGAAGCCGAACATCCGATATGGAATCTTTGTTGGATCTTATCAAAGGGTATAGATCTTATCCTCAATTCCGAAACGAAAAAACACTCAAGGATCTAGAGAAAAGAATCGTTGAAGGAAAACCAACCGATATGCCTATTGTGGTCAAATTTCCTAATGGACTTATGCGAATTTTTTCAGGAAATACCAGAATGGATATAGCGTTCATGCATGATATCAATCCAACAGTAATTCTCCTAGACCTGACTCAATATCTCAAGGAAAGTAAGGAAGAAATCCAAGAGGCAAACCGTGGTGTCAATAAGGAAAAGAACAAGTGGGTAGACCTAAAAGCCGATCAGGTTCGTGGAAACAAAAACATTCAGAAAGATATCTACGACATTATTCGTGCGGCCTATGCACCCGTGGGCGGTCACCACGATTTTCCATCACCCTCTTCTGTGCCTCATGACCAAGACTCCATCCAAATTGTAGATGTAGATAATCCTGATGATGTAGACGCTACACTTTTATCCAAGAACACTGCTCATGGAAAAAAGATCACAACATTGGGATCAGATGGAGGCACAGAGGCAAAAAAGCAATTACTGTTGAAAGCAATAAAACTGGTCAACAGCAACGGCAACTACATGGAAGTTTCAGGAAAGATTGCAGACATACTTATATCAAGAGGCGCACCCACCGTAAATAAGGAAGATACGGTACGGAAGGTATTGCAAGGTAAAGAAATTACATGGCACGGTAAACATCCAGATGGATCTGTCGCGGTGCAGGGGTGGTATACACGAATGATCGGCGGTCAACCTAAGACAAAAATTATGATCGGAAAGCCTAGAACCTAACTTGATTTTGCTATTTGGAGTGATAGAATTATGACTATGAACTTTGAGCGCATAAGAGAAATGGCGGAAAAAGATCTGTCCATCGACAACACAGAATTGGGTACGGAAAGCACTCGCATTCCGCAACTTCACAATAAGTATCTGAATTTTTTCTACGATTCTCGTCTCACACTAAAGAAGTTAGAGACAGACTTCGCAACCCTTCGTCTAGACAAAATTATGTGGTTGTCTGGCAAAATGTCAGAGGAACAATTGGATGCGCGTGGATGGGAAGCATGTCAACTCAGAATTCTTCGGGCAGACATGGACATGCATCTGTCCGCAGATCCGGAAATCAAGGAAATGCAAGCCAAGATATCTCTACAAGAGGAGAGAATCGCTTACATAGAGTCGATACTAAAGATGTTAGCCAACAGACATTGGCAAATCAGAAACGCTATTGAGTGGCGTAAGTTCACTAGCGGAGTATCGTAAGAGTTTACGCGAAAACTCAGTATTCAGACAGCCTCTAAATAAGAGGCATTGTCTGTTATTAGGGTACATTATCACAACTCTGTTCATGTTCGCGTTTCTTGCGAGGCAGGTATCGCCCGTGAAATTCAAGAGTTTTTCACATTCGATGTTCCTGGTGCGCGGTTTATGCCATCTTACCGCAACAAAATGTGGGATGGCAAAATGCGATTATTCACACCATTCAATCCTCTGCTATACACAGGACTCCTTGATCACTTGGCAGAGTTTGCAAGCGGTAGAGAATATACACTTGAAGTTTCTTCTGAGTTGGTAGACAAAGGAGACAAATTATCAAAGGATGAGTTGTTATCCTTTATGTCATCTCTGTCTCTGACCGCAGCAGGCAAGGCAATAACACCTCATGATCATCAGTTAGATGCTATTTTGAGAGCGATCAATAGAGATAGATGTCTTTTGCTATCTCCTACGGCAAGCGGCAAAAGCCTTGTCATCTATTCTCTCATTCGATACTGGCTAGAATCAATACAGCCACATCGAAAGATTCTTGTGATCGTTCCTACGATCTCTCTTGTATCTCAGATGATATCAGATTTCAAAGAATATAGCCATGCAAATGGATGGAATGTCGATGAAAATGTACATGGTATATTCGGAGGCGAAGAGAAAATCACAGACTGTAGAGTGATTGTATCAACATGGCAATCGATTTATAAACTACCCAAGGGGTATTTTGATCAGTTTGAGGCAGTCATAGGCGACGAGGCTCATCTGTTCAAGGCACAGAGTCTATCAGGGATCATGGGAAAATTAGTAGATTGTCCATATCGTATTGCATTGACGGGAACTCTTGATGGTACAAAAACTCACAAACTAGTGATCGAAGGTCTATTTGGTCCCACACTGAGAGTTACAACCACCAAGGACCTCATAGAGAAAAATCTACTGTCCACATTAGAAATCGATTGTCTTCTATTGACCTATCCCGAACAAGATTGCAAACTGATGAAGGGAATGGAATACAAAGACGAGATCGATTGGTTGGTCACTGATCCTAGACGAAACGCTTTGATCACAAAGGTAGCATCGTCCGTAAAAGGAAATACGCTCGTATTGTTTCAATTCGTAGAAAAGCATGGTAAACCTCTGTACGAAATGATCAAGAAAAGCACAGACAGAACCGTGTTCTATGTCAGCGGAGAAACAGAGGCAGAGATAAGAGAAGAGATTAGAACTATCACAGAGAAAGAGGACAATGCGATAATAGTAGCCTCTTTCGGTACATTCAGTACGGGCATCAATATACGAAGCCTAAAGAACATCATATTTGCATCTCCAAGTAAGAGCAGAATTCGTGTACTTCAAAGTATTGGTAGACAACTAAGAAAGTCAGACCGCAAGGACAAAGCAAGACTTTATGACTTCGCAGATGATCTACACTGGAAGAGTAGCAAGAATCACACGCTGAAACACTTCATCGAAAGAGTGCGTATATACTCAGAGGAACAGTTTCCGTATCGCATGATAAAACTCCCCATAAAGGATTCAAGATGAAACCACTAGGTCATATGATGATAAAACTGACAACAGGTGAATTGGTAGTAGCCAGTGTTACCGTGTTGGCAAACGACTATCTACTTGAAAATCCGATGGCAGTGATGTTCATCCCTCAAACTAATAAAAAGGGAGAGATCATCAATACGAACATTCTATTCAATCAGTGGATAGAGTTCTCAGTTGATACTCATCTAAAAATACCCAAGAGCAGTGTGATTACGATTGCCACACCAGACAGTCAAATGGTTCAGGACTATCTACTATCGGTAAAGAATCAGGAAATCCAATGGATGCAGACTGAATTCAATACTCTGTTTGATAGTCTGGAAGCACAGGAAATACTGCAAAACGATCAGAATCCTAATGACAAAGAAGTCGATATGGAGTATAATGATCCAAATCAACTTCCCTTAGATGAACCTGATGAATCAGAGGATACAGAAGACACTAATTAATAAGTAACTTCTGAAACCGAACACTGCTATTTAGACTCACCTACGCGAGGTACCCTTCAACAAAATTGCCAGATTTTGGCAGAAAGTCGAGATTTCGTGAGTAGTCATTATATTGACAACAAGACATTTCTGAAGGAAATTATTGCCTACAAGAAAACAGTACGGTCTGCAAAATCTAAAAACCTACCCAAGCCAGGTGTCAGTAACTACATCGGACAGTGCTTTCTTGATATTGCAAACAATTTAGCAAAGAAACCAAATTTTGCAAATTACCCATTCAAGGAAGAGATGATCGGAGACGGGATTGAAAACTGCATTCAATATACCGATAACTTCGATCCTAAAAAGTCATCAAATCCATTCGCTTTCTTCACGCAGATTATTTACTACGCATTTATCCGTCGTATACAGAAGGAGAAGAAGCAACTGTATGTGAAAATGCGTTGTTTTGAAGAGAACGACCCAACAGGTAGATTTAGAAATTGGCTGAAGGACTCGTTTGAGGAGACAGAAAACCCCTTCCAAGAAATTCTTGCTCTTGAAGAGAAAAATGCAGCGACCCCGACCCCCAAAGCAACTAAAAAGAAGGGCAAGAAACCAAATACAGAGGCTCTAGATGTCTTCATGGAGGACAAGTCTTGAAGATTGCAATCGTAGCAGATACACATTTTGGGGCTAGGAATGATTCGCCCGTGTTTCTGCACCATTTCTGTAAGTTCTTTGATGATGTCTTTTTCCCGACATTAGACGAACGAGGAATTACTCAGGTCATTCACTTGGGTGACCTCATGGACAGAAGGAAGTTTGTAAATTTCGGAACTTTGAATGCCACCCGAAAGCATTTTGTTGAACCTCTTCTAAACAGAGGCATAGTTCCTTACATCATTTTGGGAAACCATGATGTGTATTTTCGAAACACTAACTCTGTAAATTGTGTTAGGGAATTGTTCGATACAGAGATGAATCTGATCGATGTTCCACGGGTTGTTAATTTTGACGGGTTGCCGATTGCTATGTTGCCTTGGATCAACAAAGAAAACGAGGCAGATTCCCTTAATTTTGTGAATACCTGTAAATCACCTATCTTGATGGGACATCTTGAACTAATGGGGTACGAGGTTTTACGAGGTGTTGAATCCCACGAAGGCATGGATTCGGCCCCATTCAGTCGCTTTGAGGCTGTTTATAGCGGACACTACCACTGTAAGCATACCAAGGGAAATATCCATTACCTAGGAACTCCATATCAGATTACTTTTGGTGATCTTTATGAACCGAAGGGATTTCATATCCTCGACACTCAAACAAGGGAAATTGAGTATGTAAGAAACCCACTAAGCATGTTCAACTGTATTGAGTATGATGATACCAAAAACGACTATTTTACTGAATTGCCTGAATTTGGTACATACGGCAACACCTTTGTTCGCGTGATTGTGAAGAACAAAAACAATCCTCTCATGTTCGACCGATTCATCGATAAACTAAACGAATCTAAGGTTTATGGGGTGAATCTGTTACAGGACAAGGATCTTGGCATTCAGGGAGGCGAAGAAATTGATGCATCCAAAGACACTCTAAGTCTAATCAACCTTGAGATAGACAACCTGAAGATTGAGAATCCTGTAAAACTCAAGCAAATCCTAAGAGATTTGTACAATGAGGCTCTTTTTAGTTGATCTTCTAAATACCCGTATCACCACACATCGGAGGCACGGGTATGACCATTTATGGGTTTGATCAAGGATATTACTTCTACGCTAAAAAGACAAGTGATGCTGATTTTACAGTAGGAGAGATCCTAGACCTACAGAACGCAGACGATAGTCGCGCAAATGCCAATCTGATGTACTGGTACCTAACAGCCATAGAGGATATCGAAGGCTCAAATGTAAAGAAGTACAAGATTTACCCTATACGCAAGAGTGGAGACAATACTGGAAACTATGTGATGTATCCTGATTTCCGTTTGCTTTCCTCCATGTTTCTTGTTGGATTAGCAAGTGGAGCAAAGGCGCAATTGAGAGGTCCTTACCTAGGAGGAAGGATTCTCACGGATACAGAAGCGTCGGGTAATCTTATCGTCACAATAGGAGAATCTGACTACGAACCCACTCGCCATGATTTGTTCACATATCAAGATGATACTAAGGTGTTTGTCACAACACAGGGAGATCCGTTCAATGCTAACTTCATGAGCGATACTCCTTTCTCCGCAGAAACTTTGAACTACTCTTGTGTACCGATTCTAGACCGACAAGAATTGGCTGTCCCTTATGTCGGAGTTTTTACGGAAAAAAATAGATGCGGTGGTGCTTTGCTTACACCATGGCATGTGGTGACTGCAAATCACTACCCTATAAACGCAGTTGAAACACAACTTACTTTTTATAATCAAGCAAGTGATACTAGAATAACGAAAGGTATTTCTGGATCTTTGCCTGTTTCTTGGTATGACATATATGCAAACCTAGGAATAACTTGGCTAAAGAATAATGCAGGAGCAACCAATGAAGAAAAATATCTCTGGACGCATCAAACGCTAACGACTTACTATAGTCAGAATTACGGAAGCGACATAGCCAATAGATTTCTTGAGGGACTAAATGACCTTCGCGTATTGCTATTGAACTCTGCCGTGTCTTTGGCAGTAAAACCTGCCAAGTTGCCTAAGTTTACAGATGACATTTATTCCAAATTGGGTTATGGAATAATAATCGACCAAAATCAAAGAGGGTATCTCACACCTCTCAAAGACAATGTTGCAAATCAATCGGTGAGACCCACAGGCGGTTCTTCTGTTCTTTCGCAATATGCATCCCAATCTACCCTTCCGAATGGAACAAGATATGGAGATATATTCAGAAACATAGTGAGTGGCGATTCATCATCTCTCGTATTGTCATCTTATGCAGGAGAGACGATATTTTTAGGAACAATCAATGGTGCTAGTAGCGTTTTAGAACCTCAGATCAATGTTGTTGACGGTTTACCGACAACAGATGTTCCTCTAGGAAAGTCAAATCCTGCGGGATCTACCTACGAGAATGGTTGTAAACTCTGGATGTACCTAGGTATTGAAATTCCTGTAACAGTGTTATCCGATGAGTTCCCTAATCCATGGTATCAAAATCAAGATCTAGTCGATAACCCTGCATCTTACCCACCGTTTATACTTGATCTGTACAATCAACCATATCTAACAGATTTCCCTGATGTTCTTCGCAATCCATTTGCGATGATTCAAACTTACATCAATAATTGGTCAAGATCACAAATAGCAGAATACCCATCAACTGATGTTGAATTTGATGTGATTGATATTGTTGATGATTGTCCTTGGTTTCCGTGTCCTGATTGGAAATACTACTATCGAACTAGTGTAAATCAATCGGTTGTCGCTGCTGATTTGTTTCAATATGACAGAGCGCCAAGAGAAAGGGTAAATCTAGGTACAAGACGGTCTCCTATCACTACTACAAGAATATTTGATTACTCAACTAATCCTGGTTCTCAGAGAGCATCGACAAGAGTAAGTCCTTACTACGCTCTTGTCAGAATCAATGACGAAGATGCTACTGGATTTTGGAATGGTTGGGGGGACAAAGAAGTTGCTCTTTACAGAGGAAATCCTGCAACAGGTACTCGCGCATACGCATGGGAGAGTAATCCTGCTGTTCCTAGTAGATCAAGTCCGTGGCACAATATCATATATGAACACACCATTGGTCTGTATTCTTGGGGTTTCCGTTCGTTCATGCTTCATCTACCTTATAGTTCTTTGAGCATAGGATCTGCACTCACCTATGAAAACATGGTGAATGAATACGATGGAGATTATTACGGAAGTCCTTATTATGCAGATTATCATTCAACTTCAGATCTAACTCCTCAAATAACGATGGGGGTAAACTATCCATCAAGATGGAAGGGGTTTTTCGAATCACTTGAGGCTCTTGCTTTAGGACAAATGTATCCTGAAGGCAAAGAACCGATTTCAGAACCGACCAGCGTAATGATTTATTTGCCATCTCTTGTTGCACCAAACACAACAGCAAGAACATCATCTCAATCTGATTATGAACGATTGGGTGAGACAGAATGGCTGAGAAGAATAGATTCTCTTGCTAATCGGTTTATCAATCTGCATAACAAGGTAAAAGATAGATCTAGATTTGCGGTTGCTTTCGATAGCGTATCCAACAGCCATACTCCAAATACATCAAGTGATGTGTTTGAACTTGGAGATTGGAGATTACTCAATACTTTGAAACAAGCAGGTGTAAATGTATATGTTACTCCGAGACCAAATGCTAACAGCGAATGGGCTGATTTTGATTTATGGAGCGATGAATACGATTTGTTTGTTGATGCTGCAACAGAGGGCAAATCTACAGATAAGAGTCTGAATAATGTGATGCGTGGAGCGGTAAGAAGATTCCCAATACCTAGCAATCTCGATCCGTATGGAACCCTATCAACTGTAAAAGGCTCACCATTATCATCAACAGAAAATCAAAGAAATACTCCACACTATGCATTGTTTTCGCTATACGCTCTTTCTGATCACTACAGAGAAGACAATAGATGGGAAGGTTACAAGTTCATAAGGCCAAGTGAAATCATGGTAGATCCTGTGATATTCACTGACGCACCTCTAGTCTCCATAGACTCAAATGGAAAGTATCTCAGAATACCAGCACAGGCTTTTCATTCAAGAACCGCATACGATGAAGCCAGGATAGAAAATGCATACTGTGAAGGTAGAGGTCAAACCATATCTGGTTATAGTGCAGGTTATTGGTTCCCCGACACAATCACAGAGTGGGATGTGGGAGTTAGAAGAAGTAGTATTTCGGAATTTGTAGACATGATAGAAAATTTCACCGATTCGGCTGGACCGATAAACACTTCAAGTCAAAACCAATATCCTAATGATACTTTATCTACCAAGATCATTCCTTCCGTACTAAAAGAGCCTTTCCGTCCTGACCTGTATACAGTCGTGACTATTCCTGCTCTGGGCGATTTAAATAACGATAACACTATTGATGCCAGGGATCTCGCAATAGTCCTGCAAAACTTTGCTTCGATGACTGCATCCGGTGATGTTAACGGTAGTGGCTATGTAGATGCAGCGGATTTGTCTATTATTCTTAGCAATTGGGGACAAACTGAAGAACAAGTGACAACCTGTACGGCACAAGTTATAAGTGACCCTGTTCATGATCCAAGTAAGTCTGCGAATTATGAAATATTTGGTGTGATTCATAAAGCCGGAACACAACCTAATGATATTCCATTTGATGTAGAATCTATCGTTTCTACTGTATTTCCTGGACTTGCTGCAAATGGTGACACTTCTTCATCTTATAATCGTGCGGGAATAACAGCAGGTCTAAGCGAAGATAGAATGAATGCATTTGCAGAAGAACTTCTGAAAATACCTTCTGGTAGAAGAGTCATAGATCCTCGATATTGGGGTTGGGGTACTATGTCGTTAGGATTAAGAGAATATGAGGATTATTACAAAAATACCACTGACAAAATTACATATTCTCAAAATGATTCAAGTTGCGTCCCGCCCGATACATCGGATCCAAATACAGCCGACTTTGTAGGTCCCTGGCAAGAAAACAATGCTAATGATACTGAGCAATCGTGGAGAAATTTCTTAATTCAATGTTCAAATTCTGGATTAACATTTGACTATATTTCAGATGATGTTGGTATTATGGAAAATGGTGATGGGTTGTTGATGAATACTATAACCAATATCTTTACTGCTTTTTACGGACCTCAATTTGATCCCGTTACAGGTGACCCTATTGTACATCCATGGATGTCGAAACCAGATGCAAGGAGATTTGCAGCGATAGTTAGAGATTCAAGATTTACAAGTCAAACAAACACATATAACGGCAGAACATTTGCTGATAATCTAGTTTACAAGTATAAACAATCAGTTCAGTCTGATGATCCTCAGATTACTCATCTAACCTTAATGAGTCCTTTTATTTGTCCTCAAAATTATGTGGATTTTGTTAATATTGATTATGTTACCTTAGATTTAGAACAATCTTGGGATGGTTGTGTTAGAGACATATTTGTCGGTGAGAGAGAGAACAAATACAGAAAAGTACTTGAAGAGTTTCCCGATCATGTACATACAAAATACGCCTCTTATCAGTTTTATCCATCTCAGTTCGAAGATGCTAGATTTGTATTGAACAACAATGGAAAAACAAGATTGATACCTTGGCCTTCAACATGGACCATGTCGCCAGTATGCTACGCAGAACCAACAGATTATTTCTCAGAGAATTTCGGAATTAAAACAAGTGCAACCACAGAAGAAGAAAGAAAAACTTGGTTTCATAGAAACTCTGTGTCACCAAATGACTTATTCATACCTTCTAGGCAATGGATAGGATTTTTGCAGGATATAGCCCGTGTAAGAATGTGTGCAAAAAACACACCAAACGGAAGTAATGTAGAATTGGCACCATGGATCATACCACCAGGAGGATTTCTTGCATGGGCGCTCGGTGAAGGTCCTGCTCAGTATATAAAAGAGCACATGTTTCATATATGTTTACATGGAACTCTGTATTTTAATGTGTGGGCTAATACGGGATATGGACATAGATTGAAATATGTTGACTCTGTTTTGAAGGAGTGGAAAACTATCTCAGGTAATTCAAGATGTCAGCCTGAAGACAGAAAGTTGGTCGATTTGGTAACTGCATGTACAAAGACACTTATTAGTGGCGGAAAACTGATGAGTGGAGTGAACTCAGGATTATATCTGTGGAGAATAACTATACCTCCACATCTATTCAATGAAAATCAATCAACAAATCTTATTCCTAGTAGCGAATTAGGTAGTCGCGGACCTCTTGTTGTACCACAAGGTGAAGTAGGTTTGTGGATTCTGGATGCTATAAGCACTCCCCCTCAATATGAAGTAGGATAATCGTCTACATACAACTACCAATGGAGGTATACAATGGATATCAAGATCGTAAGACTGTCTAGTGGCGAAGAAATCATCTGCAACTATAAAGAAGAAAATGAAGGGCTGATTGTAATCAATGACCCAGGAATTATTATTCCTGTTGGTCAAGGTGAGATTGGTATCATGCCTTGGCTTGCTTATGCAAAGACCAAAGATGGTATTGTTGTGGATAAGCGTTTTGTCGTATTTGTCGTAGAGCCGCAAACTGATTTTGCAAATCAATACAAAACACAGTTTGTTCCTGCAATGTCAGGTCTAGTCACTCCACCGCAGAAGAAAGTTCTCACCCCATCACTCAAACTAGCCGACTAAAATTGTTGCGTTTGACGAATGAGATCTGTCGTTCGAACTTACTTTCAAGTAGTTCCTTCGGCTTGTGACTGATGACAAACACATTGATAGAGCGGTCGAATCCCTTGAGAATTTCTAGGAATGATTCGACCGCTGTGTCATCTAACGAACCATCTAGGATTTCATCCATGATCAGCAGATTAGTAGACACGGAGTTCTTCATCGATGCGATATTTCTCCATCCAAACAACAGCGCAAGATCAATTTTCTTCTTCTCTCCCTCGCTAAAAGATGTGTAAGTGAAGATATCACGGTGTCTAGACTTTATGGTTTCGTTGAATTCTTCGTCTAGAGTAAAATTCACAAACAAACTCATCTGTGACAGGTATCGATTGATGGTTCTGTTGATGATGGGGATGTAGTGCTTGATGATTCTTCCCTTGATCCCGCTGTCCTTTAGAAGATTGGCAGCAATACCATAGTAGTGCTGATCATCAACCATCACTTCGCGCTCTCTTGCCATCTCGTCAGCGTCTTGTTTTAGTTTCTCTGTTTCCGCTTCTTCTTTAGCGTGAGATTCTTGTCTCTGTTTGGAAAGTTCGGACAGAATTTTTTCGTTTTTGTCAATAGACTTACGGATACCTTTTATTGATGCATCCTTTTCTACTGCGAATGTTTCTAGCGAACGAATGGATTTCAAAACATCCGTTATTTCAATCATGCGAGTCTGTGCCATCTGAACGGATTGCTGTATCTCTTCAACTGCGGTGTTTACTTCTTCTAATTTTGACCTCTTGGTAGAGGTAACCTGATCCTTGAACAAAGAATCGATTTTCTGAGAGCAGGTTGGACACTTATCATTGTTTTCGTAGAACTCTATATCAGATCCTATGGATTTGATTTTACCTTTCAACTGTCGAGTAATTGTATCCATGTCAATGATGCTCTTGGAGACATTGTCTTTGTCCGTAATTTGCTCCAAGAGAGCATCGATCTTCAGTCTAATTTCTTCGACTTGCGTAGAAAGAATTTCAATATTGCTGTTTTCTTCTTTGATTTGCTCTGTGATTTCATTTTCTCTTTGTTTTGTATCCTTTGACTTGTTCTGAAGATACTTTTCGTGGAGAGCAATCTTTTGTTTGATGATAGCGAGTTGACCCTCTATGTCAGACAGGTCTTCCTTATTAGAGGCAACCTTAGCCTTCAGTAGAGTATTCATTGTGCTGAAAATGTTGATGTCTAGGATAGCCTCTACGACCGATCTACGATCTGCTGCACTGAGACGCATGAAAGGTACATAATTGGCGGATCCAAGTATGACCACCTGACAAAATGCTTTGTAGGACATACGAAGCACAGTCTCCTCAAAGAGTTTCTGATAGTCCTTGTTTTTTGCCTCTTGGTCAATCAGTACACCATTTTTGAAAACTTCAAACAGGCGAGGAGCAAGTCCCCGTCTAACCTTATAGGTGTCATTTGCTATCTTGAATTCTATTTCTACAAGACAGTCTTTTTCGTTTACAGTATTGACCAGTTGAGGAATATTGATGTTTCGGTAAGGTTTACCAAAAAGAACGAAGCAGATTGCATCCAACATTGTGGACTTACCTGCTCCGTTTTCGCCCGATATGAGCGTTGTGTTAGCCTTGGTGAACTGAATCTCTGTCCAATACTGTCCTGTGCTTAGAAAATTCTTCCATCGGACTTTATCAAAAACGATCATGTTTTAGACCTCAATTTGAAATTTTTGGATCGGATTCAGCCCTGTGTTGGTCACTTATTCCAAGGCAGTTTGGTCGAGACCCACTTCCACAGCGGAGCGCCAATAAGCGCACCTGCTACGAACATGAGAACGGACCACCACATGGTTCCAAGAATGTGTTCCATAGGGTGTTCTCCTTTCAAAGGTATTTAGGTCATAAATAGACAGTACTAGCCAAGGAACAAGCCAAATGTATTCAACTCTTTCAGATCTGAGACAAACTCTAGAGGAAAAACTCCTTATCGTAGGAAATAATAAAAAGTACGGTCAGGTTGTCTTTCTTGCGGGTGGAGCCGGTAGCGGAAAAGGATTCGCAATTTCAAATTTGATCGGAATGGGAAATCCTCCAAAGATATTTGATCCTGATGCCATGAAGACAGCATTCATTCGGTGGAATACTCAAGCGATGAAGCATCCAGAAATCGCTGCAATTTGCAATCCCGATGGCAAACCAACCGAAGACAAACCGTGCATGAAAGACCCAAAGGTCACCGAGAAACTACACGGTGTACTCTTAAGTCTAGGATGGGATGACAAGAGTATCAATCAATTTCTCATGACCAAGAGATCTCCTGATCTGTTGCCCAATATCGTATTCGACAGAACTTTCAGAAAC